CTCCCTTCCGGATACGACTCCCGGAATAAGATGGAACGTTACGCCAGACGCGCCGAGTATCTACTCGGCACCGACATGTCACCTGCCAAAATTTGGCAAATCGCACCATGGAGCTGGGCCGTCGACTGGTTTGCGAATACCGGTAATGTTATTTCTAACCTTACCGACTTCGCATCTGGTGGTCTGGTTATGCGGTATGGATATATAATGGAGACCAGTACGGTCACCGATATCTATACCAACGAGGGTTCTGGTCTGTACGGCCAGAAGCTCGTTCTCCCGCCCTTCAAAGTGGAAACAATCACTAAGAAGAGGTATGGGGCAAACCCCTTTGGGTTTGGAGTTGTCTGGAATGGCTTGTCACCATTTCAGCTCTCCATACTGGCTGCCCTTGGTATTAGTAAGGGTAGTAAGTAGAGATCACTGCTGACAACACCAATGGCACTCTAACGAGTGTCAGATCGGAGCACGCCTAATGGCGTTTACCGACCCGCAATCCATCACTATCTCAGGTGCGACGTCTTCGTTGCCGCGGACCTCGGTCCGTGACAATGAGTCGAAGTACATGAGTAGCGATGGGCTCATTGTGCTTGCCGCGTCCCACGCCTACGGGCGTCGGACTCGGCGAGTGCTAAGGGTTGACCACTCGAAGATCACCGCGGATCCGTTTATCCCGGCACAGAACACGAAGGTGTCGATGAGTAACTACATCGTCTTCGACGTGCCTGTCGCCGGCTATACGAATGCCGAGGCGAAAGCGGTTTATGACGGATTCAAATCCGTCTTCACCGCGTCTTCGGATGCCCTCATCGTCAAGCTTCTTGGCGGTGAGAGCTAGTATCTCTTTTCTGTCTGGCAATCCCTGCCATTAAGATTCACATTTTCCTAGAGGGTTCTACTCTCTATGTCTCTGTGCGTCTTGGCCGAGATCGCTCATCTTCCCGTTGAGGAAGAAAGGCGGAAAAGGATACTAGGTACAGAACTCCCAGCATATGTACCAACGTATGCATGGTGGTTACTGTGTCGACAGCCTTAGGCTAAGGAGAAGTACACCTCTATTTAAGGAGGGCTTCTGAAAAGCCTGATGCTGCTCTGGAAGAAGGTGGCAGACGAATCTGCCACTAGATGTTGCACTAGCGCCACCCGTGACTGGAAAACAGTCACTGGCCGGACCGAACATGAAGGGTTATCGTTTCTTACGATAACCTTACCGGACTTTGGAAAGAGCTTCGAAAAGGCTCTTGCCATAGGCCAGGTAGATCGCGATCTCTTTAGTGGATTCCACTTCAGAGCAGGTCTCCCCCGATTTCTCGGAGGTTTCCTCGATCTTGTGTTCGACCGTGGTAGTGGAGTGTTGCTCGATGTGCCTAACATTGATGCCATTCTCGCCATACGTCAGTTGACACTGATGTTTAGCAAGATTCTGCTTGAGTGTAGCGATACACGCAAGCAGAAAGCATTGGAAGGCTATCTCGAGTGTGAGTTGGATGTCAGGAGACATGATTCCCTGTTGTCGGATGCTGATAAAGCAGACTTCAAGAGGGTCTCATCCCTGCTGTTTCGTAGATTACTAGCTCGTGTAGAACACGATGTGTTCTATGGCGATCTAGTACCGAAACACGGTCCGGGCTCAACAGCGGATGGACTTAGAGGAAACTCTAAGTTCAACCTGAGAACCTGGACTGATCGTCTGGAGGAGTACTTTCCATACTTGGATTTTGCTCTTCCGAGTGCGTCATACTATGACACGCTAGACGATGTTGACATCCACGAACCTGGGCGAGAACAACCTGTGAAGGTTATCCTCGTTCCTAAAACGCTCAAAACACCAAGAGTGATCGCTGCCGAGCCTACTGCGATGCAATATGCGCAGCAGGCTTTGCTTCGATCTATCCTGGGATCTCTTGAGAGAGATGAATCTCTCTCTCGACTGATCGGGATCCGAGATCAAACGCCTAACCAGCGTATGGCTCGGAATTCCTCCCGTGATGGAAGTCTCTCGACGATTGATCTTCGAGAGGCTTCAGATCGCGTTTCGAATCAGTTGGTTCGACTTATGCTGTCCGACTTCCCCCATGTGCATGGGGCAGTCGACGCTTGCAGAAG